GCCGAAAGTGGTAGTTTGCAGGACAAGGTTCTCGGCGGTCTTTTTGGTGGCCTTAAAGGTCTTATCAACGGGCTTATCATGATGCCTCTCGACCTGTTAAAAGATGGCATTTCTTGGATATCAGAGAAACTTGGATTTGAAAACTTCAGCGAGATGCTTGACTCATTTTCATTCAAAGATTTGTTCAGTAATATGATGGATAATCTTAAGGTATGGGCCCAGATTGCTTTCAGATTCCCAGTCGCATTAGGAGAGGGTATCGGGTCTGCACTCATTGCAATGGTAAACCCTCTTGGCGACTCGCCTACCGAAGCATTTAGTAAAGCATACAGCAAAATAATGGATGCTCCCCTTGCTGCTGATGGAACGGGTCGCGCTGAGAAAATAACTGCCGCTGCTGCCGCAAGCACTGATACACCACCTGCTGAACAGTTGAGTAAACCTCGTAATAGTTCAGATGTTAGAAGAGAGTCTATGGAGAGGAACGCTCTTGAAAGTTCAGCGGCTTCAAACGCCGTCACAGTCGTGAACAACACTAACGCACCTACAAGTGTGAGCAATCAAACCAGTGTGTCTAGTTTTGGGAATTCTTTTATGCCCTCTGCGACAATGTCTAACGGAACAAGATCAGACGCATATGCCGGAGCATAAAAAAAGGGGACTTTCGTCCCCCCATAACCTTTAAGGTTTATACTAAGAGTTAATCTTCAGCGGCAAGTTTCGCAAAGTATGAAAGAGTATCCTCTTCACCATCTGCGCTCATTGACTCACTAGATTCTCGTGGTTGCACAGGGCTACTAGTTTTCATTGGTTCTGGTGCGCTCGATGTATCCATCGAAATCCCTTGACGAGTTGTGTTCGATTGACCCAGAACAAGAGCAAGACGAGCAGAGAGTTCCTCACGAGTCTTGTAGTTCGCTGGATCCGTAAACTCATTCAGATCATATAATCCTTCATAGATCTGTTCTAGTTCCGAATCATCACCATTCAACAACGGTGCTGGCGAAGCAAACTCTGACTTATCATAGTTACGATAACCTTCAACATTTCGAATCTTCAGTTTGAATGAAGCACCTTCCCAGAAATCAAAGGGATTTACAGGGGTCTCATCAGCAAACTGTGGTTGCATCACATCCATCATCTTATCAAAGATTTTCTTACCAAAGGTGTACAGGAAGACTTTGCCTTCGTTCTGTGGGTTAGCCGGGTCAGATTCGACCAGAACATTTGACACATAGTGAAGTCGACGCTTCTGAGTACGAGCAGTCTCTTTGTCTGATTCTACACCAGAGTTCCAGAGACGAGAGTTGTATTCACCAACAGGATCTTGTTGACCAATCGAAGTCAGAGACTTTTCGATATACCACTGACCAGTTGGACCTTTGAATCCGTGATCCCAGTATCGAACCCATGGGAGTTCATTACCTTCGGGAGCAGGTAGAAAACGCAGAACAGCGTACCCATTACCTGCTTTATCAACAGTGGGTTTCCACTGTCGCTCGTCAACATAGGACTTCTTATCAGTGGGTGCGTCACCTGCGCTTGCGGCAGAGACGAGATCAGAGATAGAGTTGCGATTACGCTTGAGGTTTGAAAACGACATATATATTTCCTTGTATGTTTTGTATTACAGATTATCCACGTTATACATTATATAAGAATAGCATTATACTATAAAAAAAATGAAAAGTCAATCGTTATTTATTCGAAAGACAATTCGTTACCCCGAGGAATGAAATTCAATTTCATTGCCTCTGCTTCGATCTTACTCCTAATTGGTCCTGAAATGTATTTCTTCACATCTTCTTCATCAAGTTTGTTTTTCTCACAGAAGTACAACACAGCATCAATGTAACTAAGATTTTTATAACGAACAATCTCCTCGATGCTTTTCGAAAACTTGTTCTTGTTCATCATCATACCACTAATAGTCATTCTAACTCCTTAGACCAGATTTGTCCTACGTCCTTATAAAATACACCAACGGTTCGTTTAATTAAACCATCTTTATCGAATGCTGGTGCGATACACAAATAGTTGACTTTATTCTCTCGAAGTTCACCATAGTGTGAATCGAGCCATACACCAGACTTTAAATACATCTGAATGTTGTAAACATATGTTTGGGCGATTACCTCCTCTTTTGTGGGCGTTTCATTTTTCTTAAAAGACGCAACATACTTTTTCCAATGTTCAAGCCACTCCTTAACTTTTGTGACATGGAGAGGATGATCGTCATCTAAGTCATCTAAACTCGAATGAATTGGTGGGTCATACGTCATTGTCTCACGAAGTTTCTCAACACGATTTATCATCGACAACAGTTGGGTCTTAAACTGACCTTTTATCTTTTCGGGCATGTAACCAAGTCTATATGCTTTCCACCCGTGTTTACAAATCGTTGAAAGATACACGTCTGGTACACGGATCATTTCACTGTACAAATCCCAGCCACTATAATCACGTACCCACTTCTTTGCTGAGTGTAGGTATTCTTTGTTACTCACTTCCATATGAACAAAATACTCACAATCTCGCCACGCTTTAAGACGATCTTCTTCTGTCTCTGCCGCTTGGAGTTTCTTCCAATCTGGGGCTGGAGTTATAGTCTTTTTTTCTTTAGGTGTAAACTTTTTAACTCTGGGCGCCATCTTTATCTCCCGTTTTCTTTTTCACAACCTTTTTGTCTTTGTTGAAGATCTTATTCCAGTTATTATCAAACGTCTTCGGGCCCACTGAAATTGGTCTCGGTTTGCTTCCCTTTCCGTTCATACTCTTTCCACCATTCTGGAGCCTCTCGTTTAGTCCACTTAGCGAATGATCGCTTGTCTTCCCAATAGAANTGTCTGTATGAAGTCATTGAATCACCTTCGACAATACATTGGGGATATTGTGACATTGCTGGTGTTGGTTCTGTGAACCCTTTGCTTTCTAATTTCGAAGGAGGGAGTAGTAGAAAATACTCTAACTTTCGATACGATTCATGTACACGCCCATAACGATGTTCATACTCGTGCGCCAACTCGAACCAAAGAGAATGTAACCAATTGTAATTATCAGCAGATTCTCTTACCCAGATTGTAGATGGATGATTTACATGACACGCTTTGTACAAGGTGTGATTCATAACACTATCTGGATGAAAATACCTTTGGACTTTTCGACCACTTGTTGATCGACCGTACCAAAAGTCACCATCTATTACTCGATGAGTAGTAGACAGAAGCTGGGCATATTCGACCGTCATCTTACACACATGAGCATCACAGTGATCTTTTGCGCAAAGGAAAGGGTCTTTGTTTAGATAAAATATATTCATTTTTTACCCCATATTTTTTATAGCAATCTTGTACACCTCACCAAGGATAGCCTTTTCATGATGTGAAAGACTATTATACAACTTTTTATCTTTACGTGCAAGCTTTTTTATTTTGCGCATCATTTTTGCTTTCTTTGCGTTCATATGATAATACCACTCGTAGACTTTCGATATTCACGTTCAACTTCTGTTGCGGTCTTAATTACAAACGCAACCGTTCCCTTATTGAATCTGACTTCGTCGGGTTCCTGTATCCCAGTCATGCATACAGCAGGGATAAACGCAACGCCGCTTTCAGTTTGAGTCAGAAGTCGAGGATCAGCAATCACGTATTGTTCAGATGTTTCTTCAACATACTTGCCTACAAACTCACCGGTCAGTGTCACGATCGACACAATATCATTTTTATTCATTTAACTTCTCCATCAATTGCTTTGGCGATATCGGGGAAATGTTGTTTGATAATCTCCCAACATTGTTCTGCTACTTCCATATGTTCTTTCTGTGTCCCATTACTTCTTCGAAGATCACAGTAATGCAACCAAGATCGAAGTGTGCCAGACATGTACAGAGTGGTCTGAGTGTTTCCTTCGGGCAACACTGCTCGGGCTTGTTCTTTCGCAATACCATTTTCAAGTGCCCACTTATATACCTCTTTGCTCTTGTTGATAACTTCTCGTTGTTTCATGCTCCAGTTTTCAACTAACCGATCATCATCATTCGCGATCTCGATTGAGTTCTGCCTGTTCTTAGGGTCTTGTAATCTTGCCTCTCTCGGAACAAAATCTTCACTCACAGCATAACGCTGACTAAATTCTTGGAACGAGAACGACCGATGTCTTATGATCTGTCGTGAGATATCACGGGTTGTTTGAATCTCTAAGGTCATTGATACCATTTCAAATGGAGACCAATGATTCTCTCGAATAAGATACTTCAGAAGTTTCGCCGAAGTAACCGCATTGTTTTGATTGCCTGGGTTACTGACCCTTGCAGAATACGCAATCAAATCGTTTGCGGTATTACATCCAGTTGATGCTGACGGTTTTGTCAATCCTACCAATGCCACTTTGCTCATTTTCACGCCTTTTATTGTACCCAAGTAACACTATACTTAGGTGGTTTATTATCACAGGTATAATTATTCTCTTCGATAAAGTTAATCACGTCAACACACTTACCGGATGAAGTACTTATAAGAACTTCTGGCCGATTAAGAGCATCAACAAGCACCAAGACCAAGCCAAGGTACATAAGCACTCCAACAGCAAGCGCAACAAACACCTCTCTCGGGCTATCATAACGTTTTTCACTTTCCATAAACACCCCTCTTCAAGTATTCATCCAATTCACTCACATTCTCTTTCGCTAAGTTTAACGCAATTTCAAGCACCACTTCACTGCTCCCTTCGGCCGCTGAAATCAAAGTCTTGAGTACAGAGTTGGCGACCGCGAGATTTGATCTTGCGTCTGAGTAGGATAAAAAGTAATCATCATACACCATTTTATATCTCCTTCATTATCAATAAAAAAATCGATGAGTCACGCCACGTAGCAATAATTAGCAATTTTCGCAAGCGTGAACTCATCGTAAAACCCTTACCAATTCTTAACGAGTTTGCCTTTGTTGTTGTTGAAAGAGCAAGCGAGATGCTAACCGATCAAACTCTTTTTCTGACATGACAGCATCGCCGAATGATCGTCTCTTCGCAACATACATGCCGTATGCGCTCTCAGGTGCGGCATGAAGTCTTCGCCCCTTGCCACCTTCCATCAAGAAGTTTGCGTTGAGATACGCCTTCTCACCTTCGAATCGAGCAAAGTAAGGGTCTAACTCAACCAACACCCAGTCACTCATAGTCTTTTTACACGCCGTGTTCTTGCGAGTGTCGATTCGGGTAATCTTACCTTCAAGATAACCAGCAGCAGATTTCCAACCAATCGTCTCACCAACAACAGCAACATCAAATGCTTTATAGTTAATCATTATACAGTCCTCTCTTTCAGCTCAATTTAAAATACTATTATAGAACATACATTATGTTTCGTCAACACATTTTTTAGACTATTTTGTTATATGCTTATAACTTTTTAGTCGGCCATTCGCAAGGACATTTCAGATTCGACCATCGCACGAACTTTGCGAACGTCAGGGCTAGAGAACTCTTTGATTCCTGTAGAGGCGGTGAAAGTGTCAAGGATAGCATAGATCGCTTCGTTGATAGGGCGACGGTTCTTGATATCGCTAATTTTGATACCTTCTTCAACAAATTTATAGTGAACTGTATCGGCAATAACACCTTTAACAGTACCTATGTGACACACTTCGAAGATTGATTTAGACATGTTTTGCGTACTCTTTTTGATTAATATGAGTACATTTTAGCAGGTTTGCAGTGGTTGTCAACACTTTATTGATGAAATTTCATCTTTTTACATGATATATTTTCATGTTTATTCGGGGTTGCGTGAATTCCATTCATGTTCAGACCCTGGATATTGCCACGCCCAGACAGCCACAGCAGCCATAAAACCGCCTGACCATAGAACAGCAACGAGATTATACGTGGTGAACCACAGAAAAGCGATCGAGGATGACATAACCACTATCATCGCGTACTTCATTCGTTGAGGAAAGATTCTCTTCTCAATCCAGTTCGTCAGAAAGGGACCGAAGTGTTTGTGATTGTACAGGTAGTCGTGCATACGCTGAGAGGATTTAGAGAAACAATATGCAGAGAACACTAGAAAAATAGAAAACGGTATGCCAGGGGTGATGAACCCGATGTAAGCAAGACCGAGCGAGATCATCCCAGTCGAATACCACAACGCTTTTTTAATACGGGAACTGGCGCTTTTTGAACTGGTTGACATAATCTTCCTCTAACCCTAGTGAAACCATAACGTTTTTCGAGTTGGTATTTTCTAATTGATTCTTACAGTACTTAGCACGATTGTGACTATAATCTACAATTCGCGCATGGTCTGATCGAAGTGGGAAGTTTTCTGTCAGTTCTTTGAACCATGCATGAAGATTTTCTTTGCCCATATGTACAAGGTTTTTAATCTCGGTGACATCATCTGTTGCTCCTGCAACAACCATATGATCAGAGAATATTTCCTTTGCCCATGGCGGTAGATCTCTGGTGCGCTTCGGGATGAACGGTGCGACATTGGCTTTGAAGTCTTCACTCGCCTTAGAATAATAACCTGAGGTTGTGGGTGACATGTCATGAAAACATCCAGTCACTTTGCGAGCACCGCATATTACATCAAAACCATAGATAGGCATCGGATACTCACTCTTAGAGTAACACGCCACATGCATCATCCACATCTTCTTACTTTCTCTCATATCAATGATGGATATGTGTGCCAGATCAGTCTTCTCGGAAGCGTAGTAGTAGTTAGTATGTTGATCGACAACCTCTACGGTAGGCGACCCACAGTATCTACTCATTGTGGTTTTCAGATACTCACTGAAATCGATGAACTCATTCCACGCTTGCATTTGTTCGCATTTCCTCTAACTCTTCCATAATATCTATATGATACCTAAAACCCTGTTTCACCTTTTCGGTGTTCAGAGTCAGATTACGAACCGCGCTGATACAGTCTTGACGATTCTCAAATTTATACATGTGACCCGGAGTGGGAATGTTCTTTGCGATAATGCTTCCGCCAAACACCATACCTAGATAGTTAAGATAAATGTGGGAGTTAGATGACTCTACATCATCTTCACCTAGGATATAGTCTGAGTATCGGATTGCTGACTTAGGAGTGTCGAGTGTCGCCGGGGTTTTGCCAAGACTCTCAAGATCTTTGGCTATCGAACCACATCTCGTCAGAGATGAATGTGGGATATTGTAACCTTCCCAAAAAGACTCTATCGCTTCGAAGATAACATACTGGGCATTAAGATATCGAACGTAGTCCATGTCGGTCGTCTCACCGTTGAGAAGACGAAGAGCAAAGGTTGTTTCCTCTACAAGATCATGTAACTCTTTAGTTTCTTCTCTAATGTTCATACACTTTCATACACTCTGTATTCGATAAAGGTGTAGAACTTAAAACACAGAAATGAAATATCTAAACAATACTCTTCTAGAGATACTGAAACAGAAGGGAGTAAGTGAACAGTCTTTTCATCTGTCCACTGATTGCTAAAACGATATACTCTTTTAGATGTAATCTTCATAAGCACTCCTTTGTTGATTGGTACGCCCGACTGGATTTGAACCAGCGCCTACTGTTTAGAGAAAAACAGTTGTTCTGCCCATTAAACTACGAGCGTATTAACTCTTTAGTTTCTTATCTGTTTTGCTTGGTATTTTTTGATCGTGTCAAGTAAAGGCTTGGTCCAATCATCGCGATGCTCAACAAAAACCTGAGGTTGTTCATTATCAACTGCTATCAAGGTGACCAATTGCGTAATTGGAGTTCCTGTCCGTTCTTCAAACATCACAGCATAAGCCGCTTCCTGCATAAAATAGTTTTCAACATACTTTCTGGGTTTAATCTTTTGGGATGTTTTAAAATCGATTATCGAAATCTTACCATCAAACTCGGCAACACAGTCGACTCGACCAGCGACACCCAAGTGGTGTGAGAACAAAGCGACCTCTTGAGCATAGATCTTACCTATTCGAGTATCTAGAAGACCTTTGAGAGGCAAGAAGTTATCGATAATATTCAGAGCATACTTATCTTTGTAGTTTTCAACATTGTTGAGATAATCTTCTACGATAGCGTGTACAGCGGTACCACGCGTGGATGCTCGGTGTGAGATACGATTCGCTTCTTCTTCACCGACTCTCTTTCGCCATGCTTGTATACCTGCTTGACTTAGGATAGAAAGAACAGTTGTGATTGATGGATACTTTACACCCTCAGGCGTCTCATAGAGACGACCAGCAGCACTGGTATTTGCTTCTAGATCATTGTACCCGAGATTTACACCAACATGTTCAAACATTTTGTTCACCTGACTTTTTTAATTAATTTAAGACCATAATTGTCAGCGGTCTTTGGCATTTCAAAACCATCTACAAACCGAAGTTTATTAGATTGAAATCTCTGGTAGTTAACATCATGATGCCATCTGCCATATCTTTTCACAACACGAACAACATCAGGATGTAGATTGTATAACACAATAGTTTTTTCTTGTGTTGTATCTTCATAATCAAGTTGATCTGCTTGATACACCTCTTCTGTATTGCCACCGGTCACAGTTTGTGTGGCGCTCTTACCTTGAAGAAACGCATTGAATAATACAGTACAGCCACCGTCTTTCAGAACACGCAATGACAAATCAATGTCTTCATTATACTTGCTACGCCAACGAATGTCAAGTGAATTATCAATTAAAATACAACTCATGATGTGCGTGTTCTTAATAAACGCAGGGTACTTTTGATCTGAAGCACAGAAGAAACGATAGCGTGGACCAGCGAGTTGTACATTCTTATAACGATCAACGAAATCTTCCATAACACGAAAGTAAACAGGTGACTTCACACGATATCGGGCATTGTGATGTAAGCGATAAAAATCTTGAATGTTATCATCAAGAATCCAGTGGCGCTTATAACCTTTCTCGATCGAGTCTTCCCAACACGCATTGCGAGATGGGCCAGAACCCATGCCGTGATTACTAAACGGTAGCTCTAGTAATTTTGCTGTTGTAATTTCAAAGTCTATAAAGGCTTGTTTGTAAGATTCAACATCTTGCGGCTCGACAGCGATCGTGTGCTCAACACCCATCTCATCAAGAGAGCGTGACGTGTACATGGAGTCAGAGCGATTCTTTGAAATCACATAAACTGGATACTTATTTTTGTTCATCATCTACCCAAGCAAATAAAGAATTCTTTTCACGGTCAAAAGGTGGATACCAAATAGTCTTTGTTTTCTCTGTGATAGGCTGTTGTAGCAATGCTCGAAACGTTTCGAAGTCTTCTTTAGACTGAAAACAAACATTCAACTTTTTAAAAGGTTTCTTCTCTTCTTGTACAAACTCTGGCATGCCTTTCCAGTGATCACGCCAGTGTTCCGTAACAGTATTATCTTCACCTAGAAAAGCAGAAAGATCACCAGAAGATACATCGGGTGTTTCTTGTAAGACTTCAAGGCAGTCATCAAAATCGGGTTTCTTAATCATTTCTTTCTCTCTTGAGCCGCCTGTGCTCGGCGTTGTTTACGGTTCAACGGTGCAGTGCTGATCGGGACTTCCATGCCACGACCGTCACTGATGTCACTTGTATCTTTCCGAGTCTGCGTTGATGATATTTTATCATTATACACCATTACTTCAACATTGTCAAGCTTAGGAATTTTAAGATTGTCGTGGTTGTGGTGAAGAACGAACTTGGTTTTCGGAAACTCCCGAAAGATATCACGCCAAACTGGTCTCCAATTATTCAGAAGTCTATAGTTGTTCGTATCGCCTCGATCACTTGACAAGATCAGATCTGTTACACTACGCATATTGAAGTCAAGGATCGAATCAAACCCGTACATATGTATTTCGTCACCCTTTTGCTTTGCTGCGGCATAGTGCGTTGCCATGTGACCACAATTAAAGTTCGTCGCATTTCCAGCATACTTTGGAACATGAGTGTAGAACTCTTTGATTTTGGGAGCGTATTTCATATAGAAAGCACTTCGTTCATACATCCAGTGGCGCGGGCGAGTACCCAAGACCCAGTTGTATTTGTCGAGATTAACCGAACCTTCTGTGAGCGCCGCCATCATTTTGAAGTCGACCATACATGTCGCATAGATTTCACTAGCAGGAATCTCAAAAGGCGGCATGTTACACAGTAACTTCATACCTTTTCTTTCTTCTTTATTATAGTAATGCGCTTTGTCGCCGTTGCCTATAATGTGAATTATTTTAGCCATTGTATATCATCTCCAGTATTCTTCAATCCAACTTTGAGGCTCATATGTTTTCATCGGTGTGGAGACAGATTCGTTCTGTGCTTCAATCACACTTGGTTTACCGTGAAAGCAGATGATCGAAGTGTCGCCTAACTTGTCCGGATATACTTCGTACTTATAAGACTTTACTTTGTTTGGATATAGATGTTGTAATAGATCACGTTTTCGTATAACAGAGTTCAGCCACTCCCCATCCCCTCTAAATTTGGTCAATGCCTCTCGCCCAGCAAAAAAGAACTCTGTATTGACCCAATCCATTGCGGCACCTCTCCATGCCATTACACCAGACTGCATCACACCCTTAAGGTGTTGTTGGTGAGCATTCGCGACCCCTAGATCTTCGATCGCCATGAAGTTACCACTATAGTCCATCAACCAATCAAGGGATGAGGTAATGATAGTATCTAGGTCAAGGTAAACAATGCGACCCGAGATTTCGCCATCAAATAACTGAATCTTGTTCCACCATCCAGACATACCCGGTTTCAAGATCTTGGTCTCTACACCTTCGATCTTACGATCAGACAGACACACAAACTTATGTGTACGAGTAGTGTTTCTCTCTACCGCACTTTTGAGTTTGTGAACATACTCTTCAGAGAACTTGTCGCCCCACAACACACAACATACTGTAATCATTTTTCGTTAGACTTTAAGGATTTCATATTTACCTTTATACCCATGCTTTGCTACACAACCTTCGAGTTTTTGAATAGTTGTAAATGATTCTTTCACGACAACGGGCCAAGGGTAGTACTCCTGAAGCCACGGGAAAGAATGTATGTTTAAATAAATGTCCGTAGGGCGAGCATCCATCTTCATTCGAGAGACAAGTGTTTTAGCGCCAACAGGTTTAAGACGATACGCATGAGCACCAGGAAAGTACTGCTTACTTCTTAGAGGACCGACACCTATATTTTGAGGTGTTTCAAATTTACCATAACTTGGAGCGCCCAGAGAGATACAACCTTGGTAAGCAATAAAAGAGGGGATGTTATTTACAGCAACCGCATCATGTTCAAAGATCTGATACTCTTCTTTATCCTGATAACACTTCTCCCACAGAGTACTGTGAGAAAGGAAAGCCGCTATACAATTTTCAACACGAGAGTAACCTTCTTCAAATAACTTGAGAGGGATTCCTTTATCTTTTGCTATTTGTATAGGGTTGTCTTTGGGAGTAATCGCTTCGAACATCTGTATGTCATACTCAGGCATCGAGTCGATACATCGTTGAGCACTTTCAACGGATTTAGGTTCTGACATAATTGTTATTACATAAGATTTCATAATATCGACTTTTTGGTGTTCACATGTTATGTAGGCTTTATTTAAAGGGTGGTTGTAGATTTAACCCCTTGGACTTTCGTACAGTATTTCCGAACAACGCCTAGTGTTCTTGGCATCAGTTGTTTACACATGAGAGCATCGTTTGGCCAAGCGCCATACTCATGAGTAAGATCCAACAACTTCTTCGCACCATCTGGTTTTAGAAAGTATGCTGAATTACCGGCGAGACCCTGAGGGATCTTATCATCATCAATCTTGGGAACAGGAACAATGTCCAGTGTGCTAAGTGATACTGCTGTGTGATACTGTGCTGAACGTCTTGTTGCACCGCGAGGATCGTTTAAACCTATCACTTGGTATTTACTCATACACAGACGGTCAATGTCCACTTTACGAGTGAATATCGCATCGTGTTCAAAGATGAATATACTTTCTTCACTCTCTGCGCATTTTTTCCATAAGTGATAGTGCGAAAGAAAACAGGCGATGCGCTTCTCGGTTACAGCAGTCTCATATGGCGTCTTATATAACCCAGACTGAATATCAAGAACGGGAGCAGTCATCGGGTAGTTCCACTTCAACTTGTGTTGATTCATTACGTCGATGACACGATCAGGAGTGATCGCATTGAACTTCTGGATAGTAAATTCGTTTTTGTAATGGTTAGAACTGTCGATCAACCTGTCTGCTGCTGCAAATGAATCTACGTTATCCGATAATGTGATGACATAGGCGTTGTGGTTCATGCATAGTGTTCCTGATACCACTTAACAAAGTTATCAACACCTTCCTCTATAGGGGTGATAGGATCATAACCTAACTTCTGCAATTTAGTTGTGTCGCTCCATGTCTCGGTCGCATCAGCAGGGTGTTTTGGTCCGTATGCTTTGACTGCTTGCTTATCAAGTGAAGTCTCGATAGCAGTAACGAATCGTTCGAGTTCGACTTGCTTACCATACCCAATATGGTACATGTCACGCTCTGTCATATTCTGTGACACTAAGAACACACCTTGTACGATGTCATCGATGTAGGTGAAGTCACGTCTCATGTCACCATAGTTGAATAGGGTAATTTCATTACCTGCGATGATGTTCTTAGTGAAATCGAACAACGCCATGTCAGGTCGACCCCATGGACCATACACCGTAAAGAAGCGTAAACCAACAGCGTTAGGAATCTTAGAGATTGCGAACTGAGATTCATTGATACACTTAGTATAACCATAAGGATTGATCTGTTGGAACAGATAGTCGTCTTCTTTCCATGGCAAGGAGTTGCCGTGCATCACACAAGAAGTAGAAGCGTAAATGGCGTTCTCGACACCAGCTTCTTCACAAGCGATAATAAGATTCAGTGTACCTGTGACATTGTTATCGATATACTCTTGAGGATTGTCCATCGAGTATCGAACACCCGCCATTGCTGCAAGGTGTATAACAAGATCTGGTTTCTCTTGCTTCACGAACTCAACAACACCGTCTTTATCCTTGAGGTCGATGTGTTCAACAACAATGTCGTGCTCACCAGCCAGTTTCGCAGATCGCTTATATTTTAAAGTAGGATCATAATAACTGTTGAAGTTGTCAAAGCCGACAACCGTATGACCTTCATTGCTAAATCGTATAGCTGTGTGAAATCCAATAAACCCTGCTATACCTGTAATTAAAACTTTCATTTAAACTTCTCCATTTTCATAATACATTATAACCAATATTCACCCGATTGTCAACTACCTTTTTGTAACATTATTATTAAAATTCTTGAGATAGTATTAATTTCCATGAGAAGTGTTTAAGTTTATTTTATTATACCTTACTGGGGAAGGAAAAACAAACT